GAAAACACACAAAAACCTGATGGCGAAAATTCTAGCGCCAGACAACCTGATCGCAGCGTGGCAAACCGCCCGCAAGCGAAAAACGCGCACCCGCGCCGTGCTGGCATTCGACATTCGCGCCGGCGCCATCCTGGCCGAACTAAGCAGCCGAATTAAGCAGGGCGCCTACCGCCCGCGCGAATACCGGCGATTCCAGATCTACGAGCCAAAACAGAGGGAAATATGCGCCCCATGGTTCGGCGATGTCGTCATTCAGCACGCCATATATCGCGTCATCATGCCGCTCTTTGAGCGCCGCTTTATCGATCAGAGTTACGCATGCCGCCCAGGCAAGGGCACCCACAAAGCCGCCGACTACGCCCAGGCCGCCCTGCGGACCAGCTCGCCAGACAGCTGCACCCTCAAGCTGGACCTGCGAAAATTCTTCTACCGCATCGACCGCGCCATTCTGGAGCGGCAAATCCGCACAGTGATAGGCGACGAGGCGCTAGTCAGGCTGATGATGACATTTGCTAACCTGCCAGAGCCGCTGGGCATCCCCATTGGCAACCTGCTGTCGCAGCTTTACGCGCTCATCTATCTGAATCCGCTCGACCACTTCATCAAGCGCCAACTCAAGGTGCGTCGCTACTGCCGCTACGTGGATGATTTCATTCTGTTCGACCTGAGCCGTGAGCAAGCTGTAAGCCACAAAGCAGCCATCGAGGAGTTTATTGCCAGAGAGCTGGGCATGACATATTCAAAGTGGACCATCGCGCCCGTTCGCCGCGGCGTGAACTTCGTCGGATATCGCACCTGGCGAGCTAGGAGATTTGTCCGCAAGCACTCGCTTATCAAGTTCAACCGAGCCATTTGCCGGGGAAGGTGGTCAGTCGCGACGTCTATCATTGCGCATGCCAGACGCACATCATCACACGGGAAAATGAGTGAGAAGATGATGGCCGCGATGAAAGCAAGTCACCCATCGCCTGTTGTAAAACTGCCCTATACAACGCCGCCCGCTCGCCTGTCGTGTGCTCCGCCTGCATCCTGACCCTGCTCACAATGATCACCTCCGTCCGGACACAGGAGAACCGCCACCATGGCACTCGACAGTTATCATCACGGCGTGCGCGTCGTCGAAGTCAGTGAAGGCACCCGCACCATCCGCACTATCGCCACCGCCGTGATCGGCCTGGTCGCCCATGCGGATGATGCCGATGCGGCCGCCTTCCCGCTCGATAAAGCGGTCGTCATCACCGACGTACAAAAAGCCGTTGGCAAAGCCGGCACCCAGGGCACCCTGGCCAAAGCCCTGCAGGCCATCGCCGACACCGTCAACACCATCACCATCGTGGTGCGCGTGGCAAAAGGGGCCACCGATGCCGCCACCAACACCAACGTCATCGGAGCAGCCAAGCCAGACGGCACCTTCACAGGCCTCAAGGCCCTGCAACGGGCCAGCTCTGCCACTGGCATCACCCCGCGCATCATCGGCGCGCCGGGGCTCGACGCCCTGCCGGTCGCCACCGAACTGGCCGCTATCGCCCGCAAGCTGCGCGCCTTCGCCTATATCGCCTGCGTTGGCAACACCCCGACCGAAGCCAAAGCCTACCGCGCCAACTTCGGCCAGCGTGAAGTCATGCCCATCTTCGGCGACTTCACCAAGTGGGATACCGCCACCAACGCCAGCGGCACCATCTGGGCAACCGCCAAAGCAATGGCCATGCGGGCACTCATCGACAAAGAAATCGGCTGGCATAAAACCCTCTCCAACGTCGCCGTCACTGGCGTAGAAGGTCTGACCAAACAAGTGTTCTGGAGCCTGCAAGACCCCGACACCGATGCGGGCCTGCTCAACGCCGACGACATCACCTGCCTGATCCAAGCTGATGGGTTCCGCTTCTGGGGCTCCCGCACCTGCTCCGACGACCCTCTGTTCCAGTTCGAGAACTACACCCGCACCGCTCAGATCTTGGCCGACACCATCGCCGAAGCCCACATGTGGGCGGTCGATAAGCCCATGACACCCACCCTGGTCAAAGACATCATCGAAGGCATCAAAGCCAAGGGCCGCGAGCTGGTCAGCCTCGGCTACCTCATCGGGTTCGACTGCTGGTACAACGAGGAGGTCAACGACAAAGACACCCTCAAGGCCGGCAAACTCTACATCGACTACGACTACACCCCCGTGCCGCCGCTTGAAAACCTCATGTTCCAGCAGCGCATCACCGACCGTTACCTGGTCGACTTCGCCGCCCGCGTGGCCGCCGCATAAGGAGCATCAACCATGGCACTGCCTCGCAAACTCAAGCACCTCAACATGTTCCTCGACGGCGAGAACTGGATCGGCGTCGGCGAAGAGTACACCCCGGCCAAACTGACACTGAAACTCGAAGCCTACCGCGGCGGCGGCATGCCGGGTGCGGCCCATATCAACATGGGCCTCGATGATGGCGCCCTCGATACCGAATTCACCTTCGGCGGCTACGAAGCAGCCCTGTTCAAAAAGCAGCATCAGGCCAAGATTGACGGCGTCATGCTCCGCTTTGCGGGTTCCTTCCAGCGCGACGACACCGCCCAGGTCTCTTCGGTCGAAATCGTTCAGCGTGGCCGCATCAAAGAGCTGGATGGCGGCACCCTCAAAACCGGCGACAACACCCAGCAAAAGGTCAGCATGGCCAACACCTACTACAAGGTGACCGTCGACGGTGAAGAACTGGTCGAGATCGACCTCATCAACATGATCTGGAAAGTCGGCGGCGAAGACCTGATGGAAGAACACCGCAAGGCCATCGGCCTCTAACCCACCCAACCACCACCGGGCGGCACTGCCGCCCGTGACGACATACCGAACAGGAAAAACACCATGGAACAGAAAGAAATCATCCTCGATACCCCCATCCAGCGTGGCGAAACCACCATCAGCAGCCTGATTGTCCGCAGCCCGAAAAAGGCCGCCCACCTGCGCGGCCTCAACACCATGGACATCGTGCAGATGAACGTGGACACCCTCATCAAACTGCTGCCCCGCATCACCGACCTGACCGAGAAAGAAGTGGGCGACATGGACCCGGCTGATCTGCTCAAGGCCGGGGTCGTGGTGGTCGGTTTTTTGATGGGCTCGCAGCAGGAGGCCTACCTCACTGCATAGACGACCTGATGGCAGATCTCGCCATCATCGCCCACTGGCTGCCATCTGAAATGGCGGCCATGGAGCTCGACGAGCTGATGGGCTGGCACCAACGCCTAGTTGAGCGCTACAACCACATCAACGGGGCAGACGAATCATGAGCACCCTCAAGTTACAAATCCTGCTCGGGGCGGTGGACAAACTCACCGCCCCCCTCAAGGCCGTCACCGGCCAAAGCCGCATCACCGCCAAAGACCTCGCCGACACCAAGACCAAAGTCCGCGATCTGGAAAAGCAGAGCGCCAAAATTGATGGCTTCAAGCAGCTTGGCGCCCAGCTGGGCGTCACCAATGCCAGCTTGCAAACCGCAAAAGACCGCTTCGAGCAGGTAAAGCAGACCATCGCAGCCACCGCCAACCCGACCAGAATGATGGTCAATGAGTACAACAAGGCAGAGAAAGCGGTGAAGGAACTAACAGCCAAGCAGGCTGAAATGAACTCCAAATATGAGGGAATGAAACTCTCGCTCCAGACGGCAACAATGGGGACAAAAGACCTCACCAAGACACAGGAACGCCTGAAAAACGCAACCGCCGCAGCCAATGAGAAACTGAAACAGCAAAGAGCTGATTTGGACAGGATTGCCGAACAGCAAAAACGCATGAATCAGGTCAAAGCCAACTACCGCCAAACCCAGGAGCTGCGCGGCCAGATAGCAGGCCACGGCGCCACGGCACTGGCGACCGGCACTGCCATGGGCTTGACCACCCTCAAGCCGGTGATCGAGTTCGCCAGAGCTGAAACATCGGTCGTTGACCTCAAGGTCTCCATGATGGGCAAGGGCGGCCAGGTGCGGCAGGAGTTCCAAGCCATCAGCGATCTGGCCACCAAGCTCGGCAACAAACTGCCGGGCACCACCGCGGACTTCCAGAACATGATGAGCACGCTGATCCAGCAGGGGATGAGCGCCAAATCCATCTTGGGCGGCCTGGGGGAGGCGACCGCCTACCTCGGCGTGCAGTTGAAAATGCCGTTCGATCAAGCAGCGCTGTTTGCGGCCAAGCTGCAAGACGCCACCGCTACCGCCGAGCAAGACATGATGGGGCTGATGGATACCATCCAGCGCTCGTTCTACCTCGGCGTCGACAGCAACAACATGCTGGGCGCCTTCACCAAACTCACCCCGGCCATGGGCATATTGCGCAAGTCAGGGCTTGAGGCCGCCAAGGTGCTCGCCCCGTTGGTCATCATGGCCGATCAGGCCGGCATGGCGGGTGAGTCATCAGGGAACGCCTACCGCAAAGTTTTCCAGATGAGCATGAATACCGGAAAAATTGCCAAGGCCACGAAAGGCACCGGGTTGAAGCTGAATTTCACCGACGGCAAGGGTGAATTCGCGGGGATGGAGAACATGTTTTCCCAGCTTGCCAAGCTCAAAGGGCTGAACACCGAGCGCCGCCTGCAAGTCCTGAAGGGCATCTACGGCGACGATGCTGAAACCCTGCAGGTGCTGGAACTGATCATCAGCAAAGGCATGGATGGCTACCGAGCCACCCAGAAGAAAATGGCAGACCAAGCCGCCCTGCAAGAGCGGGTCAATGCACAGCTCGGAACCCTGGGCAGCTTGTGGGATGCCGCCACCGGCACCTTTACCAACGCCATGGTCAACTTTGGTGAAGCAATCAGTCCAGAAATCAAAGCCATCACCCAGTGGATAGGCGATATGTCAGAAAAACTGGGTGACTGGGCGAAGAAAAACCCTGAGCTATCCAACACCCTGATGAAGATTGGCGCCATTGTGTCGGTCGTCACCATCGCATTCGGTGGCCTGTCACTGGCCGTGGCCGCAGTCTTGGGCCCCATGGCAATCATGAAACTGACGTTCGGGATCTTGGGCATCAAAGGCACCCTATTGGGCAACGTGTTCAAATTTCTGAGCGGCTCAGTGCTCAAATTGGCGGGCGCATTTTTAAGAATGGGCATCGCCATGCTCACTAGCCCACTCACCTGGATCATTGCCTTAGTCGCCGCCCTTGCCTATGGCGTCTACCTGATCTATCAAAATTGGGATGGCATATCAAAGTGGTTCAGCGAGCTCTGGGAGAAATGCAAAGCTCCGCTGGCCGCCTTCTGGGACCTGCTCAAGGAACTGTTCTCTTGGACGCCGCTCGGCATGCTGACCATGCACTGGAATGACATCTGGGCCTTCTTCGACACTCTGCCAGACGGTGCGGCCAATAAGGGCAAGGCCATCGTGCAGGGGCTGATCGACGGCATCACCGCCAAATGGAAGACCCTGATGGAGAAGGTCAAGGAATTCACCAAATACCTGCCTGACTGGTTTACCGGCGGTAACGTCACCATCGGCCAGGACAAGTCGACAGGGCCGGGTTATCTGACGGGTAATCTCCCCCAGCCGGCACTGGCTGGCGCCAGCGGCTACGGCCCACGGATAGCCGAGACGCCAAAAATCAAACCGGCAGCCAACCGGTCAGTAGTTAATCAGCCGTTCTATCAACTTGATGTTCACCCATCTCCGGGAATGGACGAGTCACGCTTTGCCAAGATGACGATGGATCTGATTAAAGAGAACGAGCGCGCCAACCGACGGGCAGACCGTGCCAGCTTCAAAGA